CGCATCGGACGACCGAGGCATTGATACCATCCGAGTCCAATTGTACTCCTTCATTCAATCCAAAAACATGTTTAAAAAGGGAACCAAATTCATCATCCTAGATGAAGTGGATTCCATGACGCGTGCGGCTCAATTGTCGCTCAGCTATCTTCTTCACGAATGTTCCAACGTGACCGTATGTCTCATTTGTAATTACATTAGTAAAGTGGAAATGTCGCTACAGAGCATGTTTCTTAAAGTAAAATTCAATCATTTGCCTCCTAAAGAAATCATTTCGTTTTTGAAGCACATTGTTCAAGAAGAATCCCTACAGTATACAGATGACCAATTGTGGAAAATTCAAAAGACGTACGGGTCGGACATTCGCAGTATGATTAATCATTTACAAATTCATATTGCGACCGACATTATGTGTATACAGAATGAAACGTGGGATACCCTGTACCATACCATTCGTTCCGACAAGGAAAAGGGGACGCAGATGATTTACGACTTGAGTTCAAGTTATAACATGGACATTAAACATTTGATAAAAGATTTTTTATATTATTGCGTTCTCCATCATACCGTTTCCATGGAAGACTTGTCCATTTTATTACATACATCGTTCACCAATGAGCACTGTATACGTTATATGATTAATAAATTGATTTAATACTAACCAAATATTAGACTGGAGAAGATGGAATTAAATGACGAATGGTTGAACTTTTTAGGAGACCCTTCTCTTGAGGAAGAGGAGGTGGTTTCCAAAGAAGGCCCCATTCCTCTTCCGACAAAGTTATACGTGTCTACCAACACCATCATTTCTTATTTAAATGAACCCATTGACCTACATACTACGTTTTGGGAAATTCCTGTCATTCCCTACAATTGTCCTCAGGAAGGAGTCATTAAAAAACAAATGAAATTCAACAGTACCACCCCCGAAGAAGTTCTTCAGATTCAATCCAAGCTAAAGGGGTGTGATTATTCGGTGGAACATGTGATTTCTCACGTGGAAGACAAGGGGACGTTAAAGTACAAGGATACACGAAAGGTGACCGTAGGTATTTCTCGCCGAGACATTTTGTCGTACCGTATCCGACACAAGGGTGCCTTCTACAACTGTTTTGCTCTGGTCATTCGCCTTCACATTGAGGGAACCTACCGAGAATATCATTTGAAGGTGTTCAATACAGGCAAGTTGGAAATTCCAGGAATTCAAAATCGCGACCACATTCCTATCATCATTCAGTATTTGCTGTCCATTTTAAAACCGTATTATCCTCTCCTGGTGTATCATTCTTTCATGGAAGAAACCGTCTTGGTGAATTCCAATTTCAATTGCGGGTATCATATTGACCGAAACAAAATGTTTCAATTGTTAAAGTACAAATACAACATTTCGGCTGTATATGACCCCTGTTCATATCCAGGTATCCAGTGTAAAATATACTACCAGGATGGTGTGATGACGACCATTCAATCCATCGCCGTATCCTTTATGATATTCCGAACAGGAAGTATACTCATTGTAGGAAAATGTTCCATTCAAGTGATTCACGAAATTTATGATTATTTAGTCCACCTTTTGAATACAGAATATGTCAACATTGTGGAAAATCATACGCCTACGGTAAAAAAGGAAATGATATCTAGAAAAAACAAGCGATTCATTTTAATAAGTTAAAAATTAAAAAATACTTTTCCGTCTTAAGCATATGTCTGACCGCTTCCCATGTGATTTGACCATGAAACACCTGGCCAAACTCTCCATTGAACACGACAAACCTATCATGTTGGATTACTGGAAGCCTTCCGTGGGCAAGGAGGCTGTCATTGGTGTGCGTGAAACGGGTGAAAAAATGCTGGTAAAGAATGAAGAGGAGTACACGAGCCCTATTGCCAAGGTGTTCAAGGTAGAAACGGATTTCATCATCATGACGGAGAACTCGCTCTACTGTGTATGTGCCGCCATCCCCACCAAGCGTATCTCGTAAACTATATATAAAACATATAAACATATTGTGGTTCACTTGTAGAAGAATGAACGTAGATGAACTGCGAACCAAATACAAAGACAATGAATTCATGTTGAATAAATTAGATACCTATGTATCCAGACTTCCCCTTTTGATGCAATCCATTGAGGAGGAACATCAAAAAAAGACAACCCAGCGATTAGAAGTACAACAGAAGAAGGACATGTTCATTTTAGATTTTTTAAAACAATATTCGTTTTATTACATTTCGTCGAGTGAAACCTACCTTCAGAAACAAGACACATGGGCGATTACAAGGGAAGACGACATCATTCATAAAATAGGAGCATCTCTTCCCAAAGACCTCTTGTTCAGTAAGTACAAACTGATTCAATCCATCATGAAAAAAATCAAAGAAACACCTATTTATTCGGCGGCAACCCCCTATGCAACCACCATGGTCATTCATAAAATTCCCATGAAGAAAGAGTACGCCAAGTTTTTCCTTACTATCATCGGGGACATTTTACTTCATAAAAAGGTGACTGAAGTCTACTATCTGGATGTAAGCTACAAACCGTATCTGAAACACATTCACCAACAATTATATGTCTTGACGCACAAGGCCATCAGTGATGTCTTTAAATACAAGTATCACGACCATAAATACGACAGTTGTAGAATTCTTCAGGGACAATGTACCTATTTTACAGAGAGTTGTATGATTGAATTTATCATTGCCGCTGTATACTTGTCCAATAAATATGGCTCGTCCGAAGCCTACATTCAACATCCAGAATCTATCATTCAAAAAGATGTCCTTTTCTTGAGAAATCATACGCCGGAAACGCTCATTCAACACTTTTTAAATACGCACACGACACCGACGCCAGGTGTCCACATGTCCCACAAAGACATGTTTTTCTTATGGCAGATTTTTTTAAAGCGTAAAGGAATCCCCTCGGTCATTTCTCAACAAAATTTCAAGTATTTACTCTTGGGAAAATGCGAAAACGATTTGTGTATGAACTGTTCTCCCTCGGCACAAGCGGACATTCTCCGACTGAAGCACTTTTGGGACACGTACATTCGATATGACGAGAACGAATATGAATTACATGAATTGGCGACCCTGTATGCTCAACAAGAAAAGGGAATCATTTCTATTGAATTGCTAAAGGATATCATCCAACTAGAGTATCCTTCAGTTGCCATTCATGGAGATAAAATCGTCAACATTACCTGTTCTCTGTGGAACAAGACGGATGATTTGGATACACTCAAAGACATGTGTGATCACAAAGGGTTGATTCATGTATCGGACATGTATACATTCTATTTAGAAACTCCTTTTAAATATCGGGTAGGGAGAGACTATTTTGAAAAGTATTTTTCCAAGTATACTTAACGACAGGGGAAGTAGATTCGTCGTAAATAAATGGAACCGATGGTAGAAGGCAGTGGTTTCTTAGGCAAGTTCCTGTATACTGAATTTATCAGGGACGGAGAGATGTTGGCTCTAGGCATATAGTCTATACAGATAAATTTATATAGATAAACTATGTTGTTCTTTTTCATTCTTATTCTTGTTTTTTTCCTTGTATTCCTCTATCTAGATGATAAACATGGCCGCTATGTACCCACGTTGAGCCCTCCCATCTCCGTCATGTTGAAAGACGACCCCCGGGACATGTTGAGAAATCCGTATGTGGCTCCTGAACGCGTTTATGCTTCCACCGAGTATACTCAGATTGGATATCTCCAAAAAGATGTGAAACTTCCTCTTTTTGGAAAACCGAAAGATGTGCGTAGAGATTTATGGTACTATTATACCATTCAAGATGGTATCAAACTACCGCTTTATGTGAACAAGCGAAAAAGCACAGACATACATGGTGTATCTGCCGTGTATACAGGCGATTCTGTCCTGGTAGACAACACACCTTATATCGTAGAATTGTATGATATCAATTAGATTACCGTGCGTTCATTAACCCGGCATTTCCTGACATGAATCTCAAGACGTTGTATCGCTCTTCAATCACCAATAAGTTATAGTAGTACAACAACATTTTAGGAGCGTCTTTGATAGTCCCTATCTGTTCACCTGTGATACTGTCACAGATGACCTTGTAATCTGCTAACGGATTCAACATGGGAGAATGTGTAACAAACTCCAACTCAATCTTACTGTATTTGCTAAGATTCATCGCTCCGGATGGCTGAAGTTGAAAGGGGTCGGTGGTTAAACAAAAATGATAACAATTCAGTCCTGGGAGAGACCGATGCCCTTCTCCTTGGATGGTAAGAAATTGTTGCTCGTATGTATACACCGAACTGGGCTTGAGTTCTTCACGAATGACTCCATCGACAACAATACCCATTTGAATTAAAATTTCTTTTACATTTTCAGGTCGGCGTTCTCCTGTCACAAAAATTTGACGATTTAATGGGTCGTAGGCGGATATGTCTCGTTCTGGATTTAATGAATTGTTGTTGACGTTGTACGCTTGAACGTCCACGGGCAAATAGGAATATGGCCAATTGGTGTAGTTGCTCCATTCATTTCGTGTTGCTACGTCGGAACGCTGAAACAACATCATCCATGAGGTAACCAGACCGGACGAGTTTTGAAGCCATACCTTGTCCGATGTATTCAAATCGTGAAACCGATGGTCGTGAAGTTCCCGAATCAAATACGTTTGGGGACGACTGGCAAATAAAGCGGACTCATCGTCGGATAAAAAGACATAATTACATGACAAATGAATGTTTTCATACCAGGACGTATTGGGAGGGAACACTCCATCTGCGGTAGGAGCGTTTAAAAAACGGTTGAATTGATGTTCCAACGTCACCATGTTGGGAGCAATTCTGTCCGTCGTCCCCGATATGATATCACAGATTTGATACAACTCAGAGATAGGTCGCAAGGTAACTTCAATGGTCAATTCATTGTATTGAAGACAGACCAACGGGAATGCCTGTTGAGAATTCATGCCCCACCAAATGGGCAAGGGTACACGCAACTGTCGTCCACGAATGGACGGTTCTGCTCCAGGTGGCCACGGAGGACCAATTGGCGTGTAATAAGCTGCACTCGGATAAATGTTCCCATGGGTAGAGGCAGGGTCATATAAATCCGGAACATTTCCAATCATTTCATCCCATTTGGCCTTGGTCGTTTTTGTCAAATCACGATTGGCCAACGCTACAATGTCTTCTCCGGACATGGTCTGAATCAAACTTCCTCCAATCATGAATTTAATGTTGCGAATGGCCATGGCACCAATGTTCTTGATCCATCTGAATTCGTAGGGATTGTATTGAATCTCCTCCACTCCTTCAATTGTAACGGTTTTGGTGTAAATAGGACTATAAATGTCGGGTAAATCCATGACAAAAAACGTGGAGGTTAATAGCTCAGCATATCGTCGTACTTTGAACGTGTATACTGAATCCGTCGTAAGTTGAATCTTGCGTTGTCCTTCATAATCCAGTCTAAAATTTTGAATTCCAAAGTTGGTAATCTGTTTGTACGCGGACGTCCAGTACGTTTTTTGGGGATTTCCGTAGAGGATTTCACTTTGTGTCCCTCCTGATACCAAATTTAATAATCCGCCGGCCATATTTACACTACCCTTTTATAATATATTTAATACATTATTCGGTTTGTATTTAAGAAGATCCATGGGTTTTTTATATTTGGTTGTTTTAAATTCATCGTTCCCATAAATGTCTTGAAGAAGAAGCCATTCAAACAACCCGCCAGGATAGAGGTAGGGTAGACCTCCTAGTTTTTTAATCTGGTCGTATTTGGTATAAATGGTAGAATCGTGAGCATGTCGTCCATAAATGAGAATGGGAGTCTTTTTTTTGATGGCATCCTCTACCAAACTAATTTCTACAGAACAGGGGACAGTGTTGTAAATCAAAACCTCTTGTTCCGTAGGAGGGAGTGTACTGATGATGATACATTGTGTCTGACCTCGTTGAACATCTTCATAACTCACATAATTTGTGAGTTGACTCAGATAGTTCCCCATGTAGTAGATAAATCATATTTATTTTAATGGTTTTAACTAAAAAAAGTGTATCGGTTGTATATTGGCATACTAAATTAAAGCTGTTCTGCTACTCGGCGAACGATATCATCCACCAAGCACGTCTTGGAGAGCGCTTGTAATGCGACCCGACGTTCCGAGATGCGTCGTTTCCTGATAACGGTCACTTCTTTCCACTTACGAACAAAGGCTCGCAAATACGTGTCGGCGTAATACCCTCT